TCCTGCTGGATGACCTGCCCGAATCGCTGATGGGCACACCGTTTCGCGTCCGGTTCCAATCGCCGCTTGCACGGGCGCAGAAGTTGGAAGACGTGAACGCGATGGAGCGCCTCACCATGATGGCCGGTACGCTGGCGCAGATCGGCAAGACGGGCGCTCTCGACCTCTTGGACGAGGACGAGATGATGCGGGCGGCCAGTGATGCCCTTGGCGCCCCCGAGAAGACGCTCAGAGACGAGAAGAAGCTCGCCGCCCATCGTGAGGCCCAGCGAGAAGCCGCCGCCGCGCAGGAACAGAAGGCCATGCAGCAACAGCAGCAGATGGCCGCCACTGACGCGATGATGCAACGAGCCGCCACGGCCTGATGGCGACACCCGAGCAATACCTGAGCACCTTTGAACTGTGGGGCGATGGCTCCGCAGTGCTGGACGACCTCACCGAGAAGTTCGCAGGACCGGTGTTCAGCAGTGATGCCCTCGAAATGGCCCGCCGAGTAGGCAGGCGCGAGGTGATCGAACACATCCACGGCGAGATTGACAAAGCCGCCAAACCCCCGAGGAAGACATGAGCGAAGTGATCGAACAACCGGCAGTCACTGAGACGCCGGCCGAAACCACGCAAACCGCCGCGCCTGTTGCCGCTCCCGCGCCTGTGAAGGATGCGCCGAAGGAGACGCTTCTCGCCAAGTCCGCCGCAACCCTCGCGCGCGCGCCTGAAGATGGCCCGAAGTTCCCCGAGAAGTTCCTCGTGAAGAACGCCGAGGGCGCGGTCGATTGGCAGGCTTCCGCCATCAAGGCCCACGCCGAGGGCTATGCGCCGCTGGAGAAGAAGCTCCACGCTGGTGAGGCGCCGCCGAAGACCCCCGACGACTACGCGCCTGAGCTTCCCGAGGGCCTGTCACTCGACACCCTGAAGGCCGACCCGCTTTATCAAGGCTTCCTGAAGGGCGCCCACGCTCGCGGCATCAACAACCAGCAATTGGGCTGGGTGCTAGCGACCTACGCCGAGCGGCTGGCTCTGCAATCCTCGCCCGAGGTGGCAGAGGCCGAGCTTCGCAAGACTTGGGGCACCGATGAGGCGCTACAGCAGGGCCTCGCCAGCAGCTACAAGGCCGTGAAGGCATTTGCTGGGGACGATGAAACGTTCGACCGGCTGCAAGCGAAGTTTGGCAACGATCCCGACTTCATCCGCTTCACGGCCAAGATTGCCCCCGAGCTTCGTGAAGACAGCCCGGCCGCTGGCCTCACTGCGGTGGAAAACGAGACGCTCGAATCCCTGATGGGCTCGCGCGCGTATCTCGACAAGAAAGACCCGCAGCACTCGCAAGTGGTGGCGAAGGTGCGCAGCCTGTACGCAAAGAAGTTCCCCACCTAACAAGATTTTGTCCGGGGGTCGGTCGCACAGTGCGGCCAACCCGCCCGGCTTGGCAGTCGGACAACGGGATAGAGCCCCGCCGACAGTAACCGCCAAGCTGATCGGCTGCAAGTAGCGGCCCCCGAGGGACAACCGCGCTAGGCGACATCAACGGGAAACCGAAATGTCCACCGCCGCGACGATCACCACTGCCTTTAAGCAGCAGTTTCACGACACGTTCATCCATGCCCTTCAGCAGATGGATAGCCGCCTCCAGCCGGCTATCACTGACCGCGGCATGATCCAGGGCTCCAGCTTCACGACCAACAACCTTGGTCTGATCGAAGCGCGCGAAGTCACCAACCGCTACCAAGACAAGACCGCTCAGGATGTCAGCCACGAGACGCGCCTCGCGTACATGGCCGACTATGACATCGGCCCTCTGGTGGTGGACGGCTTCGACCTCGCCAAGCTGGTGGCCGATCCGACCTACAAGTACGCCGAGCTGCTGGTTGGTGCTGCCAACCGTCGCAAGGACAAGACGATCTACCGTGCGCTTCTCGACGGCGCGCTGACCCGCACGACCGAAGGCGGGACCGTCACGTCCACGGCGCTGCCCGCGGGCCAGAAGATCACTGCCGGTTCCGCTGGCTTCACGAAGACCAAGGCGCTCCAGGCGCTGGAAATCTTCCGCACCAACGAAGCCGACGCCATGAACGGCGAAGAGCTGTACATGCTCTACAACGGCACCATGGTTCGTCAGATCTTGAACGACACCACGCTGACGAGCGCCGACTTCATGAGCGTGCAGATGCTCCAGGCCGGCCAAGTGGCGAAGAACTGGTGCGGTTTCACGTGGATCCCCTACGAGCAGCTCGATGCGGGCGCCGGTGGCGGCACTGAAAAGAAGACCGTCGCATGGTGCAAGAGCGCCCTGCAATTCGGCACGGGCATCGAAGTGCGCTCGGACATCGACGTGAACAAGAGCAAGCGCGGTCACCCGACCGAGGTTTACGGCTGGCTCTCGCTTGGCGCTGTGCGTCAGGACGAGAAGAAGGTCGTTTCCATCGACTTCACGAACGCCTAATCGGAGCACCAACATGCCTGAATTCGACTCTCGCCAACTCACGAGCCTGGAAGGCACTCCGAAGGTCAAGGGCTCGCCCAGCGACTACGGCACGCCGAAGGTCGCATGTGCCACCACGCCGGCAACGGCTGCATGGGCGCAGAACGACACCTGGTCCACCGGCATCATCATTCCGAAGGGCTCGCGCATCCTGCGCAGCGGCCGGCTGTCGCACGGCATCTTCGGTGCCAGCGTGACCATGCACGTCGGCATCCGTGACGCGGTGACCGCTGCGGTCGTGGACGTGGACGGCATCGCTGCATCGCTGGATGTGGCGGCTGCTGGCGTGAAGGAACTGGACGGCGGCTCTTTGTTCGCCGCTGGTGTGGCCTACACGACCACTGCTGACGTGGAGGTGTACGCCACGCTGCTGTCGGCCAACCCGACCGACAACGCGCAGGCCGAGGTGGAAATCCACTTCCTGCCGCCGGCCCCCTAAGCCTCCTCCTGACGCAGCTACCCCGCTGCGGTTGCAACTTCGGGGGCTTCGGCCCCCGTCTTTTTGAGGTTCGCTGATGTCGCTCTCGTCCGTGACCATTTGCTCCAATGCCTTGGTGCTGGTGGGCGATGCGACCATCAGCGACTTTGACGAGGACAACGACCGGGCGCGCAGGGCTAAGGCTCTGTGGCCCGTCGTCAGCGACTACGTGCTCCGTCGCCACCCGTGGAACTGCGCCATCAAGCGTACGGTGCTGTCTCCTGAGTCCGCGGCGCCTGAGTTCGATTACTCGTACCGCTTCACTCTGCCTGGTGATTGCCTGCGCGTGCTGAGTGTCGGCATGGAAGGCGAGCGCCCCCGCTACAAGGTGGAGGGTCGTGCGCTGCTGATGGACTACAACGTCTGCAAGCTGCGTTACGTCTACCGTAACGAGGACGTGACCTCGTGGGATGCGATGCTCGTGTGGGGCATGACGCAGGCCATGAGAGCAGCCTTCGCCTACAGCATCACGCAGTCTGGCTCACTTGAGCAGGCCATCGAAATGGCTCTCCGCGACACACTCAAGCAGGCCAGGGCCGTGGATGGGCAGGAAGACACCAACGAAGCGTTGGACGACTCGCCCTTGATTGACGCGCGTTACATCGGCGGGGGTCGGTAGTGCGCGCATCGCTGGCGCAAACCTCATTCACCGGGGGCGTGCTCTCCCCTCGGCTGATGGGTCACACCAACATGGACCGATACGGGTCGAGCGTGAAGGATGCGCTCAACTCTTACCCGGTTTTTCACGGCGGCATGAAGCGCCGCGGTGGCACTCGTCGGCTTGGCGATGCGCTGTCCGACGCGGCCAATGCGTCCATTTTCGTGCCGTTCATCCAAGGCGATTCCCTGCGCTGGATGCTTGAGTTCGGTAACATGACCTGCAAGGTGTGGAATGCTGACGGCACGGCCGCTGGCGTCACGCTTGCCACCCCCTACAGCGATGCGCTGCTCAATGAACTGGACTGGGCGCAGTCCGACTCGACGCTATACCTCTTCTTTCCGTTCAGCTCTGTGCGCCAGATTCAGCGCTTCAGCTCTGGGGCGTGGGCAATCTCGCAAGTCAACTTCAGTCGCGAGCCCTTCG